TAAAGTTAAGTAAGTTTGCTAGCGTTTTTTGACGAACACCAACTACTACTCCTTCATTTATTTTATCTTTTATATCATAGTCTAGTGAACTAGCTGCGCTAATAACCATATTAACGCTACGATTTACGCTGTCTATGTTACGAAATGCATTTCTATAAGTAACAATTCTACTTTCGCTACCTAGATGTGTACCTTCGTCATGATGTATGAGTGGTTGAGCTGGATTTAGTTTTTCAACTATCCAACTCCTAAATCTTTCTAGTGCCACTGATATCCCCTATAAATTCGCTAAATAGTCCAGGTACCTTGCTGCCTCTGTAAACATTATCACCGCTTATATGCTTTTGTCGCTGCGTTTCAATCCAGTGCTGTTGTTTAGTAACCGAACTTGGTAAAGGACTTTTACCATAAATTCCGTGTAGCTGTACATGGTGGCGATTACATAGGGTATATACCAAGTCATATATCTCTACACGGTGACTACTAATAAACTCATCACGAACTGCCAGTATGCCACTATCAGTACTAATATCATAACCATTTTTTGTAGCCCAAACCTCTAATAAGTGGTTTATGCTGTGTAGATGGTGTAATTCTAGTTCACTAGTACTGTTGCAAATATAACAATGATCTTGTTTTTCATAGGCGCTTTTAGCCTTGTCTCTGATCCATTTAACTGCTATGCGCTTATTTGTGTTAATTGCCATTTTTTACTTAATTACTTTTTTAATAATTTCAGCTATTATAGCACTTGTTGTAAAAAAAGTCAAACCAAAATTTTTTCTACCTAAACTACATAGCTGTACAGTGCATAACGAAGTGCATCAGCCATGTGACTATATTCATCATGCTTAGGTCGTTCACGAGTTAATCCATCACGATTGTCCCAGCGATATTGATCTAGCATTGCTAGTACATGCTTACACTCGCGGTGTACTAACAATCTGCCTTGTTGTATAACAGTTTGTAAATAGGCAATTCCTGCTAGTACATCTTTTTTAGCTTTGGTAGTAGATATATTATAATTATAAGCAAGATCACTAGCAAACTGTGCTGCTGCCGAATCAATAAATATTACCTCAACGCCCCAGCGATCAATCATTATATGAAAACATTCAGCATGCTGACTAGTAGTACGTTCACTTTCTAAGTAGTCTTCAACACAGTAAAACTTATCACTACTATAATCATAGATAATATTAACAAATGCGGTAGCATCTCTATAGCCTGGATCACAACCGCTAAATGCTTCGCCACGTAGATCTGGTAAATCATCTATAATATACTCAGGTTTAAACGCTTCGTAGATTTGACCCTCAAATGTAGTAAAATTAGCCATATACTCTTGCTCAAACTCTGCCTTAGACATAGACCGTCTAGCTTCTTCAACATCCGATTCAGCCATACGAGTATTTTCAGTATAGTCAGCTTGTAAGCTACACCATTCAGGAAAGTTAGTATCGAAGCCACGTGCCCAAAATCTACTAAACCAGTTTTGTTTGCCGCGAGGTGTACTAATAAAGATAGCTTTTGCTGTTGGTTTGTCTAGTGTTGGTCTAAGTGCAACATTAAAAGCATCTTCTCCACGCTCCGACAGTGCAGCCTCGTCAAATATAATAAGATCATAGGATCTACCCACACTAGAATCAACTGTTGAAATAGAACCCATCCTGATAGTTGAACTATTTGATAGTTCAATTACTCTGTCTTTAATATTATCACGTTGTACCTCCAGGTCAAAGTGCTTGATTAGCTTACGCTGCAGTTCAAAACTAATCGAACTAAGATTATAGTTAGGTGATATTATAAGCACATTACTATTAGGCACTAGTGTAACCAGTTGACCTATGATATTTGCTATGTAAGTTTTGCCTAGTCTGCGGGCAAGTGCACAGCAAATAAATCGGTACTTGGGATTGTTTATTGAATTAATTAGTGCGATTTGGGGTCGGTTGATAGTGTCGTAGAGATTAAGCAGTTTTAAGTAGTTGTCAATAGGCAGTTTAATAAATCTGGTTTGGGGATCAAACTCAGTGATGTGGTCTAGATCAACATCACTGCGACTTGTTATTAACATGCAAAAATCCTATTATCTATATCTCGTTTAGTATCGCCAGGATAGTAAACTACAGATTGTGGTGGCGTAACCTTGGATTTATTAAGTTCTAGTATATCTAGGTTCTGTACAACTTCTAGTGATAAAGCTTGTGTGATTTTACTGTGCATAGTACTAACCATTCTATGCCACCAAGCTAAATTATTTGTTTGTAGCTCTAGTAGTTTAGGATAGTCAAATTGTACTTGTTGGCATAGTGTTACTGCTTGTTCCCAGGTATCGGCAACTATCCAAGGTGGTAATTCATCAAAAAACTTAAAGGTTGCTTCAAACTCACTGACACTACTCATAACCACAGGTATAGCTCCATAAATAGTAGCTTCATACTGACGATAGCAGTCTAGAGAAAAATTTCCGCGTCCACAAGGCACAAAAACGCTGTTGTTATAGATTGTGCCTAGCTCTTCTTTGTTAAGATTAGTAAAAGCAAAAGTTGCGTTATTCCACATTCTCCAAAACTCTTGTATCATCTGTTTACGGTCTGGTCTAAGTGTACCAGTCCAGGTCCAGGTGTACTTACGATCTTGTGGAGGTTTAATTTCTAGAGGTAGATCAATGTAGTTACTATAGCCTAGAGGAATTGCTTCAACTTTACTAGTATAAGTATATAGCTGTGATTCATGTCTGTGACATCTTAAAAATAAATTTGTTATATAGCCTAGTAAATTATGTACTTCATTATGTTCTTGAGGACACTCGTCTGCTAGTTGTATAATAATCTTTGGCTTTAGTTTAAGTACTATATCTTCAACTTGTCTATAACTAGGAGAGTATCCATAAATACTTTGTCTAGATGGATCAACACAGGTATAAACTAGTACATCACAAATAGTACTAGTATCGTAAAAAATAACGCATTTATAATTACCTAGTACAGTATTTACTATGTAGTCACGCATTACTAAATTATCACTAGGCTTAATACCAAAAAATAAAACTCTAAGTACCACTATACTCCATCTCCACTAATTAGTTTGTGTATAAGTTGACCGTACTTTGAACCGTCTGACTCATTAATCTGCACATTAACTTGACGTTGCGGAGCGCTGACTTGACGCAACTTTTCTAGTTGAATTTCACGGTCTAATAAGTCCATGCTCATCTTATGTGATAGCTGTAGCAATTCAGCTATGTCCTTGCTAGAGCCAACTCCCGACTCCTCCAACTCCTGAAACTTTTGCTGTATAAGCGCGTCCATAGCACGTCGCATTAAAAACTTGTTATTATATCCAGTATCAAAGAATACCTGATCAATATATCCACGCACTTCACGACGTGCTAGTGTAGTTACTACTAGTTCCTGCGAAATGTCTAGTAACTGTGAAACTTTGCGCGCATCTTGCACTTGTAAGTAGCAGTTAGCAATCTCCAAACTTTCTGGTGAAATCTTTACAGTTTCGGCTGGTAGTTGCGTTGTCATAGTGGCTCCACTAGGTTGTCACGAAAAATTTCCCAACAATGTTGCCAACTCCATTTAGTACTTGATAGGTATACTTTAGCCTTGTTTAATTTAAAACACTCTGTAACAGCTAACTCTAAATCTTCGTTTAGGTAGCCATTAACACCACATTCAACTACATCTAGTGGTCCATTGCAAGGATAGGCTGCTACGGGAGTACCACAAGCTATTGCTTCCAACATAACCAGGCCAAAAGTATCCCATTGCGACGGAAACACAAACACATCTGCCTGTTGATAGTAACTAGCTAACTCTAGTCCATGTTGCATTCCTTTAAAATCAACACTAGGATAACGATCACGTAGATAGTTAAGATGTGGTCCACTACCAACTAAGACCTTTTTAGTATTAGGGATTTCTAGTTCACAAAAACGTTCTAGGTTCTTCTCCCTGCTAACACGACTTACACATAACAATGTTTTGTGTGGTTTTGGTTGCCTAGGTTGTGGATTAAATAACTTAGTGTCAACTCCACGCGTCCACGTCACAACATTGTTGATACCACGAGCCTCTAACTCACTAGCAACACTACGAGTAGTAGTTAAGCAACGACCACTGTGCTTGTGAAACCAGCGAATATATCGCCAGGTTAAACCCTCAGGTATACCTACCAGAGTTTTAAGTCCCTCAGGAAATCTAGTATGATAGCTAGTATTATACTTAATATTACGACTTGTAAGATATGCTCTAGCACTAAGACCAAGAGGACCTTCTGTGGCGATGTGATAATAATCCGCACGTGCCTTCTTAATCGCCTGGGCCATCTTCCAGGGAAAGGCCAACTTGACTTCCGGATAGCCAAGGCAATTAACATAAGGGAACCGCCCGGGATCAATAAAACTAATATGATAATCGTCCAGAAGTGCAGCTTTAGCCAAATTTTTGTACGTAGTAACCACTCCATTTACCTGGTCCTGGAGATTATCAGTTACTACTAGTATTTTTTTCATTTTGTATCATATGCCATTCTAAAACTTGCCAGGTACCACTATAGTTCTCTACCAGTGCAGTACATGACTCAACCCAATCGCCACTGTTCATGTAGACTACACCATCAATAGTTTTAATCTCACTACGGTGTATGTGACCACAAATAACCCCATCAAAATCTTTACGCTTGCAGTAGCTAGCCAAGTTTTGCTCAAACTGAAACATAAAGTCTACTGCACGCTTTACACGATTTTTAAGAAACTGACTCAAACTCCAGTAGCCGAACCCAAACTTATGACGCCACCAGTTAAACTTGGTATTGATTGTTAGGAGTATGTCATAGGCTCTATCACCTAGAAAACTTATCCATGGTGCTAAACGGGTAATGCCATCAAAGAGATCGCCGTGCAGTAGGAGATACCGGCGACCGTCTATGCCTATATGAGTGTACTGATTAGCAATTTCTACATTGCCAAAGGTTATTTTGTAGGGAATTAGCGGACGTAAAAACTCGTCGTGATTGCCGCTGATCCACACAACTTTGGTGTTTCGTTTGGCTTTTTTAAGCACTTCACGAACTACATCTGTGTGTGATTGATGCCAGTACCACTTGTTTTGCTGTATCTTCCAGGCGTCTATAATATCGCCAACTAGGTACAGTGTTTCGCAACTATTATTCTTTAAGAAGTTAACTAGTAATTTTGCTTTACACCCCTTACTGCCTAGATGTACGTCGGAGATAGCGATGGTCTTGTAGTCCATAGTGGTGCTCCTATTTTAGCTTTGATTATAGCAGATAGGCAAAATATTTTCAAGTTCGAGATTTGGCACCTTAGCTGGTTTCAAATTTTTCCTAAAGTTGCGCGTGTTGGAGGGCCCCACCGCTATAAAAATTATAACGGTCTAATAACCGCCCTATTATAAATTCTATAACCTATTACATTATAAATTCTATAATCTACTACATTATAAATTCTATAATCTATTACAAAACTTGTACTAAATCTTAGCACTAAGCCAACCCGACGAACGGTAGCTATAAGCCGATGAGCGGCGAAATTCTCACTTGCAATCCCTGCCCGATTAGCCTATAATAGAATTTCTTTCAACAACTCAGGAGTAGCAAAAATGGCAGAAGCCAAAGCCCCTAATTATACACCAGAGCAAACTGCAAAGCTCGTGGCCGATTATCAAGCTGGCGTTAGCGTGGAGCAGATTGCCCAAGCACTAGGCAAGACTGTTCGTAGCGTGGTTGCCAAGCTCTCACGCGAGAAGGTTTACGTAGCCAAGAGTTATGTAAACAAGAACGGTGAAGCTCCCATCAAGAAGGATGTTCATGCTGACTTCATTGGTGCGGCTCTCAACCTTTCAGAGAACGATATAGATTCTCTGACGAAGGCAAACAAGACTGCACTTGCAGCTATTGTAACCTTCATCCGTTCTAACCAGTAGAACATGGGGGCTTTGGCCCCCGTTATAAAAAGGATAATGCTATGAAACTTACCAGCCTATCAATTGATCCAAAGATTGTAGCATTCAGTCGTCGCACTGAAGTTGCCGTTGAGGAACCGTTACAGTTTTTTGTTGTGCCAACCAGCATGGCAGGACTAATGTGGCTTGCTAAGCAAAAACTGTTAGGGCGCAAGCTTACTAACCCCAAGTTCAACAAGGCTACAAATATTATAACTGGGATTATGGCAGAATGAATAACATTATGGTTTTTATATTGTGGGGCTATGTTATGTTTATGATAACATTCTTAGCCCGCTACTGTTTCACGTGAAACAGCTATAAAAATTAAATCGCTATAATTTTTATAGCGCTGGCGCCAAATTATAGCATATAATTTGCAACCGTGTCAACCCCTTGCAGCTACCGTTCATCGGGTTATAGCCACCACTGGTCGGCCGATGTGTGGTAGATTATAGCCGATGTGTAGCACAACAGCAAGCTAGAATAGGTGTATAATTACAAGCATAGCAAGACAGAGGATAGCAAGATGAACCGTAACAGAAAATATAGCGAGTTTATGCGACAAGTAAAGCTTCGCATTGCTCGTCGCAATGCTGAAGCATACTGGATCATTTCAAAAAATGAAACAGTTGCAGGCAATGTTGCAAAAAGCGATGCTTATGCTAAAATGGCAAAGCATCAGGAACAATTAGCTAAACGATACGAGGTTTGATATGAAAATTATAATCACTACACAATTCTGCGAAAACTACGGCTCGGCTCATAACCCCTACTGGAAAATGAAGGGCGGCAACGACTATGTTGTAAAAAACATAGCAGATGATGCTGAAGCTTTGGCTAAAATGCTTTTAGTCAAAGATATGGTTGAACACGATGGCGATTATACTAAAGAATATATCATTGGCTGGGAACTGGTCAATGACGACTATGTTACAGAATTTGAACAACACCAACTTGAATTTGATGGCAAAATTACTTACCCTGCTGAGGAGCTGATGTTATGAATTTTACAATTATGTTGCCTGATGGCACTGATCTAGCAACTATATCTAATCAAGAGTTGCTAGATCTCAACGACGAACTGCTAGACTACTTTGATGGTAGCGCGGCCAGCTATTGGGATTATGAAAATGATCTAATTAGTTACGAGCGCAACTGTTATATGATTGATAGCGTTCGTGGTGAAATGGACAAACGCGGTTTTGGAAAGCCTAAACTATTATGAAAATTATACCTGTACAACCGATCTATAAACTAGCACAAAAGCCCCGACAGGGGCCGCTGCGTACCCAAACGGGTGCAGGCAAGCATCGTAATAAAAAACTAGAACAGAAAAACGGTGAAACCAAGCACAGGTTCCACGTGGAACATATAAAAATTTGAACGCTCAAATTTTTATAGCGATGGCGCCAAAATTATACTATATAATTTTGCAGCGTGTCAAGGGTTTTGGTGACCGTTCGTCGGCTTAAATCAACCACTGGTCGTCTGATCTATGGTCGATTTAAGGGGTTTCAACGGCGGCGTTTTCGTGTATAATAAGCGCATAGCAACTAACAAGGAACACTGTAATGAAAAGGATAGCAATTTATGATATGGATGGCACAATCGTTTGCTCACTGCATCGCTACCGTACTGTTTTTGATAACAACGGCGAGCGCATCGACCTTGGCTACTGGCGTGCGAATGAGCATCGCGCTATGGATGACAGCTTGTTACCATTGGCAGAACAATATAAAAAAGATAACGCTGATCCCGACTGTATTGTTATTATTGCTACTGCCCGCATTTTGCGGGATGCTGACCTTACATTTATTAGCACGAAATTAGGCAATCCTGACCATATAGTTTCTAGAGCGGAAGGCGATGTTTCGTCGGGTGCTACTCTCAAGGTTTACGGACTCAAGCCTATCATTGAAGAATACAGAGATATGTTCGATATAGAAGATATAACCTTCTATGAGGATAACATCCAATATCTCAAAGCGGTTTGTGATTATTTTTGTATCGAAGGCGTTTACGTTCCCAGCAAACAAGGACACTGATATGAAAAATGTAGCATTGCTTCAGGCAAAATTTATAGCACTCTATGAGGAAATGTACGGGTTTGTTCCAGATTTTGGATCGTTCAAGGACTGGCAAGATGCTAGCTGGCTGGCTAGAATGTACGATGACCTTTACAAACTTTATAACAGCGAGCCGGAAGAACTGATGCTCTAGCGGTTCCACGTGGAACATGGTTCCACGTTATAAAAAACATACCGATATAAAGTTTATATCGGTGGCGCCAAAAATTATACCATAATTTTTGCCGCCGTGTCAAGGGCTAGACCGACCGTTCGTCGGGTGCTATCTGCCGCTGGTCGGTCGGATAGGCGGCGGTCTGGGGCTGACAAACGGCACGCACTTGCAGCTTTTTTTGTGCTATACTAGCCTTTCACTCACTTTATTAGGTTATAAATTATGAAACAGCAATACTTTTGCATCGTCGATACTGAAACCACTATCGACAACAAAGTTATAGATTTTGCAGCAGTTATCGTTGATCGTCGTGGTAAAATCTATGACAGTATTGCCGTCATTGTCAAAGATTTAGAACTTTCTACACTTTGGTACAATGAGAAAACCGGTTTTTTCAATGCTGCTAATCTTGAGCGTCGTATCAAAAATTATAACACTATGCTAGATGATGGTCGTCGCGTTGTGGCATCGGTAGGTGCTATCAATCGCTGGCTTGATAAATGTACTACACTTTATAACCCTATGCTTACCGCATACAACCTAACATTTGATTCTGAAAAATGTAACAATACAGGAATTATACTAGACGGTTTCACTAATAGGTTTTGCCTATGGTATGCGGCATCGGCTATCATTTGCCACCGCAAAGCATACTTGCGTTATGTTTTGCAGAACCATCTGTTCAATGCTCCCACCGAGCGTGGCAATATGACTTTTAGAACAGATGCAGAAGCTGTTGCAGGTTTTGTAACGGGTACTTTCACCAAAGAACCACATACTGCTCTAGAAGATATAACAGGCTATGAAATTCCTGTGCTACTAAAAGTTATAGCAACTAAAGATTGGCAATCTAAAATTTGTAACTATTCATGGGCTAACTTTCAGGTCAAGGATCATTTCAATGCTTGACATACTAGGTTGGCTTGGCGGGCTTATGCTCGCCTTTTCGGCAGTACCCCAAGCCCTAGAATCATATCGTTGTAAAAACTCAAACGGTCTAACCTGGCCTTTTTTAATGATGTGGTTTTGGGGTGAAGTTTTTATGATTGTTTATATCGTACCCAAGGGCGATATAATATTAATAGCAAACTACGCAATCAATCTGTTTCTTGTAGCAATAATTTTAAGGTATAA